GTCAAGCGGCGCAGATTGAGGCCGTTCGCAACGGCTGGGCCGACAGCTCAAAGGCCGACAAGGAGTTCGGCGGCGAGAAGTTGTCGGAGAACCTCGGCGTCGCGAAGCGGGCGCTCGATCAGTTCGGGACTTCCGAACTGCGCGCACTGTTGAACGAATCGGGCCTCGGGAACCACCCCGAGGTGATCCGGTTCATGTACCGCGCCGGCAAGGCCATCAGCGAGGACAAGGTCATCACGGGTGCGGCCGCCACGGCCAAGTCTGGGCCGAAGTCGTTCGCGGATCTTGCAGACGCTCTCTACGCCACCTAACACCAACAAGGAGCCACCACAATGGCAGTTCTCTCCAGCAACAACCTGACGCTCGCCGACTGGGCGAAGCGCACCGATCCCGAGGGCCGCGTTCCGGTCATCGCGGAACTCCTCTCGCAGTCCAACGAGATCCTCGAGGATTGCGTGTTCAAGGAGGGCAACCTCCCCACCGGCGAGCGCGTCGTGATCCGCACGGGCCTGCCGGCCGTGTACTGGCGCGCCCTCAACCAGGGCATCCCGAACAGCAAGTCCACGACCGCGCAGGTCGATGAGGCGTGCGGCATCCTTGAGGCCCGCAGCGAGGTCGATAAGGATCTCGCCATGCTGAACGGCAACACCGCGCAGTTCCGCCTGTCCGAGGACGTGGCCTTCCTCGAGGCCATGAACCAGACGCAGGCGACCACGATGTTCTACGGCAACCCTGCCATCGAGCCGAAGTCGTTCCTCGGCCTCGCGGCGCGGTACTCGGCTGCCCCCGGCAGCTCGGGCATCGGCCAGAACATCCTCGAGGGCGGTGGCACCAGCACCGACAACACGAGCGTCTACCTCGTGGTGTGGGGCGACAACACCGTCTACTGCCCGTTCCCCAAGGGCAGCAGCGCGGGCCTCATGCATGAGGATCTCGGCGAGCAGACCGTCTACAACAGCGATGGCACCCGCCTCCAGGCGTTCGCCACCCGCTACCAGTGGAAGAACGGTCTGGTCGTGAAGGACTGGCGCTACGTGGTCCGCATCGCCAACATCGACGTGTCCGACATGTCGGCCGCGAGCGGCACGCAGGCGTCGAGCGCGGCCACGCAGCTCATCAAGCTGATGACCCGCGCCCTGTACCGCATCCCGAACATGGCGATGGGCCGTGCGGCGTTCTACATGAACCGCACCGTCCACGGCGGCCTGTCCATCCAGGCGATGGACCGCGCCCAGAACGTGCTGTCCGTGCAGCAGGGTCTGTCGCAGTTCGGCACCCCGTACAGTTGGCTGTCGTTCCTCGGCGTTCCGTGCCGCCGCGTGGACGCCCTCATCAACGCAGAAGCCCGCGTTCAGTAATAACTGAAGGCAGAAAGGAAACCACACAATGATTCTCGACCAGAACCTTCGTCTCGGCAACACCGGGGCGATCACGTCGGCCGCCACCTACATCACCGGGACCAGCGGTACCCCGGATGTCGTTGACCTCCAGAGCGGCACCGCCTACTCGGCCACGGCCAGCGGCACGCTCTACACCGTCGCGCAGGGCACCCAGAACCGCGACATCGGCGAGGGCCGCGACCTCACCGTGATGTTCACCGTCACGACCGCCCTCGCGGGCGGCACGAACGGCACGTTCCAGGTGGTCGCCTCCTCGTCCTCCACGCTTGCCTCGGGCAACATCGTGGTCGGCGAGGTCGGACCCATCACCACGGCGAACCTCGCCGCCGGCCGCCAGGTCGCCGTCAAGATCAGCCCGCAGCAGATCGCTGCGACTGGCCTGCGGTACCTCGGCGCGCAGGTCGTGACCACCGGCACCCACAGCGCTGGCGTCATCAGCGCGGACATCGTCATGGACATCCAGGACGGCCGCACGGCGTATGCCTCCGGCTTCACGGTGGCCTGATAGGAGCACGCAATGGCGAAGGTCAAGGCAAAGGTTCTTTGCTTCGTGGACAACGGCCTCCGGCAGCCCGGAGACACGTTCGACTACGACGGTCCGTACAACCATCACCTCGAGTACCTCGAGGGTGGATCGCAGCCGGAGCGCGCCGCCGATTCGTCGGAGGCGCCCATGCCCAAGCTGCGCGGACGGAAGCCCAAGGCCGAGGTCAGCGCCACGGAGTGATCCGATGTTGAGTCTGTGAACAAGGAGGGGAGTCGGCGGGAAACCACGGCTCCCCTCCTCTCACAAGGAGGTCGGCGTGCCCTCGGAAGTCGATATCTGCAACCTCGCGCTCGCGTACCTCGGCGACGATGCCACGGTCGCGAGCATCAACCCGCCCGAGGGATCGCCGCAGGCAGAGCACTGCCAGCGGTTCTACCCCATCGCACGGGACACGCTGCTCCAGATGCACAACTGGTCGTTCGCCTCGCGCCGCGTGAGCCTCGCGCAGGTGACGATGCCGTACACCATGTGGAAGTACGCATACGCCTGCCCCGGGGACATGATGGTCGCGGTGGCCGTGCTGCCTCCGCAGGCCGAGAACGACTACGCGGTGCGCGCCTACCCGGCCGACCGCTACGGATGGGGATGGATCAACACCCCGTTCAACGCCGCAGGCACCTACGTGCCGCAGGAATACCAGATCGAGACGGACACGCTGGGGAACAAGGTCATCTACACGAACCAAGAGAACGCGCTCCTCCGATACCAGGCGCTCGTGTCCGACCCGACCAAGTTCGACCCGCTGTTCACGAACGCGCTCGCGTGGCACCTCGCGTCGATGCTCGCCGGGCCCATCGTCAAGGGCGCCGAGGGATCGGCCGAAGGCCGCAAGGCGGCGCAGATGGCGATGGCCTATGTGCAGCAGGCCAAGCAGTCCGACGCCAACCAGCGCGACGTGAAGCCCGAGCACATTACCACCTGGATGAGCGGCCGCTGACATGGCGCAGACCCGCACCTACAACCGCTCGTTCGCAGGCGGCGAGGTGTCGGCCGAGATGTGGGGCCGCATCGATGACGTGAAGTTCCAGACGGGCGCGGCGAAGATGCAGAACTTCATCGCGCTGCCGCAGGGGCCGGCCGAGAACCGCCCCGGCACCGCGTTCGTGCGCGAGGTCAAGGACAGCACCAAGCGCACGCGGCTGCTCCCGTTCACGTTCAGCACCACGCAGACGATGGTGCTCGAGCTCGGAGCCGGGTACTTCCGGTTCCACACGCAAGGCGCAACGCTCGGGCCCGGGACTCCTGCCGCCTACAACGGCGCGACCGCCTACGTGGTCGGGAACCTCGTCTCGAGCGGCGGCGTGAACTACTATTGCATCGCGAACACGACGGGCAACGCCCCGCCGAACGCCACGTACTGGTACGCGCTCCCGGCCGGGATCTACGAGATCCCAAACCCGTATGCCGAGGCGGACCTGTTCGACATCCACTACGTGCAGTCGGCGGACGTCCTGACGCTCGTCCACCCAAACTACGCGCCCCGCGAACTGCGCCGACTGGGTGCCACGACCTGGACGCTGACCACGATCTCCTTCGTCCCGGAGGTCACGACGCCGACGAACGTGACGGTGTCTGCAAATCGCGGGCAGGCGCTCAACATCACGGGGATCACGCAGGCGAACCCCGGCGTCATCACGACCATCGGGAACCACGGCCTCGCCGTCGATGACCCTGTGTACGTGGACGGCGGGACGATGACCCAACTGCGCGGGTACTACACCGTCAACTCGGTGCCTGGCGCCACGACGCTGTCAGTCAAGTCCTACGACACGGGCACCCCAATCAACACGACGGGGTTCACGGCATGGACGGCTGGCGGCTTCGTGCAGTTCGGAGACCGCGTCCTTGACTTCGACTCGTACTACGTGGTCACGGCCGTGGACTCGAACGGAATCGACGAGAGCGCTCCGAGCGCGGCCGTCAGCGTGACGAACAACCTGAACGCGCCTGGCTCGAGCAACACGATCTCGTGGACCGCTTCGCCGGGCGCTGCGCTCTACAACGTCTATAAGCGCCAGAGCGGCCTGTACGGCTACATCGGGCAGACGCAGGCGACGTCGTTCACGGACAACAACATCGCCCCAAACCTTGGGCTGACGCCGCCCATCGCGGATACGACGTTCGTTCCGGGCGCGATCCTGTCGGTTCCGATCACGAACGGCGGCACGAACTACGGCACCTCCATCACGGGCGGGATCTTCCAGTCCGTCACCGTGGTCAACCAAGGGACGGGATATACGGCCTCGACCACCGTGAGCGTGTCCGACCCGACCGGGAGCAGCGCGACGTTCACGCCGACCGTTTCTGGCGGCAACATCACAGCGGTGGCGGTCACGACCGCTGGCAGCCTGTACACGGACCCGACGTTCACAGTCCTGGACACGAACGCCCTGTCCACCGGAGCCGGCGCCCAGTTGCGCGCCGTCACCACCCCGGTGGTCTACGGCACCGTCACTATCGGCGTGACCGACCCGACCGGCACGGGCGCGGTGCTGGAGCCCGTCATCAGCGGCGGCGTCATCACGCAGATCCGCGTGGTGAGCGGCGGCCGCAACTACACGAACCCGACAGTCACCGTGACCTCGGCCGCAGGCGGCTCGAGCGCCACGTTCGGCACGCCCGTTCTGTCGCAGGTGCAGTACCCCGGCGCGGTGTCCTACTTCGAGCAGCGCCGCGTGTTCGCAGGCACGACGCTCCAGCCGCAGACGCTCTGGATGACCCGCACGGGCACCGAGAGCGACATGTCCTACCACATCCCGCTCCAGGACAGCGACCGCATCTCGTTCACCGTGGCCGCCCGCGAGGCGAACACCATCCGCCACCTCGTCCCGCTGACGCAGCTCCTCGCGCTGACGAGCGCCGCCGAGTGGCGCATCAGCCCGGTCAACAGCGATGTCATTACCCCGACCACGATCTCCGTGCGTCCGCAGGCGTACGTCGGCGCCAACAACGTGCAGCCGTCCATCGTGAACAACACGGTGGTCTACTGCTCAGCACGCGACGGCCACGTGCGCGAGCTGGGGTACTCGTGGCAGGCGAGCGGGTTCGTGACGGGCGACCTGTCATTGCGCGCCACGCACCTATTCGACAACTACGACATCACGGACATGTGCTACAGCAAGGCTCCGCAGCCGCTGCTGTGGTTCATCTCGAGCACGGGCAGCATGCTCGGCCTGACGTACATCCCCGAGCAGCAGGTCGGCGCGTGGCACCAGCACGTCACGGACGGCGCGTTCGAGAGCTGCGCCGCCGTGGCCGAGGGAGCCGAGGACCGCCTGTACGTGGTGGTCAAGCGCACCATCGGCGGCGTCACCAAGCGGTACGTCGAGCGGTTCGCGAGCCGACAGGTCACGACCATCGAGAACTGTTTCTTCGTGGACAGCGGCCTGACGTACAACGGCAACAACGCGACGGCCACGACCGTCACCGTGACGGGCAGCACCTACCTGCCGTCCGACACGCTCACGATCACGGCGAGCAGCCCGATCTTCCAATTCCCGTCCACGAGCACGCCGCCCACGGACATCAACGATGCCATCGTGATGACTGACGCAGCCGGCAACAAGTACCGCCTGCGGATCATCGGCACGACGAGCACGACCGTTGCGACCGCCCGGGTGGACGTGACGCTGCCGGCGGCGCTCCGCAATGTCGCCACCACGGTCTGGGCGTTCGCCCGAGACACCATCGGGGGGCTGACGCACCTCGAGGGCAAGACGGTCAGCATCCTCGCGGACGGCGCCGTCATGCCGCGTGTCACCGTGACGGGCGGTCAGGTCACGCTCCAGCGCGCATCGGTGATTGTCCACGTGGGCCTGCCCTACGACAGCGATCTCGAGACGCTCCCGATGGCGATTCAGATGGAGGCATTCGGGCAGGGCCGCGCCAAGAACGTCAACGAGGCGTTCCTGCGCGTGTATCGCTCGAGCGGGATCTTCGTAGGCCCGGACAACGACAACCTGACCGAGGCCAAGCAGCGCACCACGGAGCCGTATGGCTCGCCGCCCGGGCTCAAGACCGACGAGATCGGCGTGAAGCTCACCCCGACCTGGCGCCAGTCGGGACGCATCTACGTGCGGCAGTCTGACCCGTTGCCGCTCACCATCGTCGGGCTCACGCTCGAGGTCGCCATCGGAGGCTGACATGGGACTCGTCACCGCACCATTCGGCGTGAACACGCAGAGCACCCTGATGACGGGGTACAACCCCGCCACGTACCTCGGAACGGGGCAGTCGGTGCAGCCGCTCGCGCAGGCCGCGCCCACGGGACCGGGGTTTGCGAGCCAGTTCGCCGAGGCCATGACCGTGGCCGGACCCATCGCGTCGATCTTCGGGGCCGTGACGGGGGCGGTAGGCTCGTTCTACGCGGCACAGAGCCAGCAGAACCAGCTCAAGATGCAGGCCCAGAACCAACGGTTCGCGGCCGAGATGGCGCTCATCAACCAGCGCGGCGCGGAGTTCACGGCCGGCCAGATCGGGCGCGAAGGGCAGGCTCGGTTCGGGGCGTACTCCATGCGGGCAGGACAGGCCCGTGCGAGCGCGCAGGCGTCCCTGGCGGCCCGTGGCGCCGTCCTCGGCGTCGGGTCGGCGAAGGAGATCGTCGGCAGCATGGATCTGATGAAGGAGATCGACCGCCTGAACATCAGCGCCGCCACCGTGCGCGAGCAGGAGGCCGCACGCTTGCAGGCGTTCAACCTCGGCACGCAGGCCACGATGGCCGGGATCTCGGCCCGCAACCTCGAGGCCACGGCCGGGACCATCTACCCGGGCCTGTCGCTCGGCACCAGCCTGCTCGGGAGCGCGACGGACATCGCCGGCCAATGGGCCCGCAACCGCCGCGTCGAGGAGCTGCTCATGGGCGTCTCGCAGCAAAGGATCTGAACCATGCCCACCGTCCCTACGTCATTCGTGCCACAGGTCGCCCCGCAGGGTGGGGGCGACATCGGCCAGTTCCAGGCACCCGGCATCGCGGCCGCGGAGAACCTCGCAGGGCCGCAGATCGCCCGTTTCGGGCAGGCGATGGTCGGGGCGGGCAATCAGGCGTTCCGGCTCGGCTCGGCCATTCAGGACGGCATTGACGAGGCTGCGACCAAGGAGGCCGACGTGGCCGCCGGCAGGGCCATGCAGCAGGTCGCCGACAAGTACCTCGCCACCGTGGGCAAGACGGCGGAAACGTCGTTTGAGGCGGCGCAGGCCGAACTGGCGCAGGCGGCCGCGGGGGCCGCCGACATGCTCCAGAACGACACGCAGCGGCGCATGCTGACGCCGATCCTGTCGCGGAACATGGGGGTGTTCCAGAGCCGGATGGCCCAGCACCGGGTGCAGCAGGTCAAGGTCTACCAGACGAACGAGTCGGTGGCCCGTGCCGAGTTGAGCGCGGACTATGCCATCCAGGCTTACGCGCAGCGCGGCGAGAAGGACGCCGAGGGCCGACCCATCGGGCTGATCCGCTACGCGGCCAACGCCGACACGGCCGTCGCCGAGATCCGCAAGGCCGGCGAACTCATGGGGTACGCGCCGGATTCGGCGCAGATGAAGCAGCTGGAGCAGAAGGTCTACGACCGTATGGCGGTCGGGATCGTGAACTCCATGATGATCCAGAAGGAATACGGGCAGGCCGACGATTTCCTGTCCGATCCCGGCACGGCCCAGACGCTCGACGCCAAGACGCTGTCCGCGCTGCGGGAGTCTGTGACCGCCAACCAGCAGAAGTCGGTGGTCGGGGAACTGGCGTCGAGCATCATGGAGACGGGGCTGCTCATGGCAAAGAGCGACCCCAAGACCTACTGGCAGCAGAAGGACGGGCCTGTCGAACCCCCGTTCACGCTGCGCGAGGCGCTTGACCTGTCCGAGCAGATCAAGGACGATGACACCCGCAAGTACGTGCAGAACGAACTGCGGACCCGCTACGCGCAGGAGGACGCGCTCATCGACCGCGAGTACGGGACGCTCATCGACAACATCGAGCAGTTCCTTGCGGTCCCCGGCAACTCTCTCGCCGACGTGCCGCCCGACCAGTTCGGCCGGCTGCGGCCCGTGGACAGGCAGAAGTTCTTGCGCGGCCAGCGCGAGCAGGACGAATTGACGGTCATGGAGCAGGTGGCGCGCAACCCGTCACTCGTGGCAGATGGCGATTGGCTTGAGCGCAACCGCAGCAAGATGACGCACGCCACGTTCGTGAAGCTGCTCGCCGACCGCAGCAAGCCCGACCGTATCCTATCGGCGACAATCGACGCTGACCAGCTTGAGGCCACGCTGACGCGCAATGGGTTCGACACGCTTGCCGCACCTCCACGCGGCGACAAGCAGGCCGCCGAGCAGTCGTTGTTCCTGCGCGACAACGTCAAGACCATGATCGATGCCGAGCAGGCCAGAGTCGGTCGCGCCCTGTCGCGCACCGAGAAGCAGGCCATCATGGACCGCGCAATCCTCGACAAGGTCTACGTGCAGCGGTCGTGGCGCCGTGATCCGCAAGTTCCGTTCTCGGCGCTTGGTCCGGACGAATTGCAGCAGGCATACGTCACGGTCGGGAACGCCGACGTGATGATCCGAGACATTCCCGAGCGGCGCATCATGCAGATCCGCAACGCGCTTGAGCGCGCCGGACTCCCGACCGACCTCAAGAGCATCGCGGACACGTGGGTCCGCGCAGGCAAGCCTCAATGATCGAGCCAGACATCAACGAACGCATGGCCCGGTTCGCACCTTCGCAGAACATGGGTGATCCCGGCGACGATGCCATTGAGCGCGCTGTTGCCGGGATGGCCGGGGTGCCGGCGCGCCCGCAGTTCGAGCAGGATGCTGACATCGACGCCGCCGTGCTCCAAATCGCAGGCGAGCGACGGCAGGATATGGCCGCATCGCTGATGGCCGCATCGCAGGTCAATCCTGACCAGGCTGCGCGTGCGAGCAAGCTCGGCGAGCAGTTCGGGGTTGGGCAGGACATCGCGCTCCGCAACATGCAGGAGCTCGAGCGCGAGGCCACCGTGCGCGACATCCAGCGCATGGACTTGATGCGGAATGATCCCGTGCTTGCGCGCTACCTGTCCGACCGTGCGTTCGCGTCCGAGGCGCAGGACGATGTCGGGGTGCTCTCCAAGCTGCGGCCGCTCGTCATGGAGGCCGCGCTCATCAGCGCGTTCGGACCCGCCCCGATCCTGAAGCGCGGGTTCGAGCGCGGGTCATTGGTCGCGGAACGCGGCGACATCGGCACCAAGGCGATGGCCGGGTTCACGACGCAGGCCGACTTCGACCGCGTGAAGCAGATCGAGGAGGAGATGCGGACGCTCGGGCAGATGGGCATCCTCGGCACGACGGCCGAGATGGTCGGCCAGAACGTGGCGCAGCTTCGGACCATCGGCACCACGGCCGCCGCCGGCGCTGGCGTAGGCAGTTTCTTTGGGCCTGCGGGCACCGTGATCGGAGGCGGGATCGGCGCGACCGCGGGCGTCGTTGGCTCCACGGCATCGATGGAGGCCGGGAACCTGTACCTCGACCTGCGGGACGAGGGCGTGAGCGATGACACGGCGATCCCCACCGCAATCGCGGGCGGGTTCTTGAATGGCGTGATCGAGGTCGCCGGCATGAAGATCGCCGCCAAGCCGTTTCAGGCGTTGGCGAAGCGCGTCATGGCCGAGGCCGTGTCGGACGCCATCAAGAAGCCGACGATGCGCGCTGCGCTTGCCGCGGCCGGCAAGGGCTACCTGATGCAGGTCGGGGCCGAGGGCGCAGAGGAAGCGTTGCAGGAGACGGTCATCATCGCGGGCGAGGAAATCGCCAAGGCCGTCGAAGGGGTGGACAGCGAGACGGGCATGCGGCAGGCGGTGGATCGCGTGCTCGAGTCGTTCATGTACGGGGCGATGGGTGCGTCGATCCTAGGCGGCGTCGGCCCGGGCGCGAACCTGTTCGTGGACCTGCGGCGGTCCTCCAACAGCGAGCGGCAGCAGCGGTTCTTCGAGGGGCTTGCGGCCAACGGCAAGGAAAGCAGACTTGCCCAGCGCAGCCCGGTCGGATACGAGCGTTTCCTTGCGTCGCAGGCAGAGGGCACGACGGCCGAGACGATCTACGTGGACGGACGAATCGCGCAGCAGGTGCTCGCGCAGAGCGGCGTCCCCACGGCGCAGCTCGAGGAGATCCTCCCGGGAATCCGTGAGCGCATTTCGGAGGCCGTTCAGACGGGCGGCGACGTGACGATCCCCACGGCGCGGTTCTGGGCGCGGCTGGCGAACACGGAACTTGGGAACGCGCTGCTGCCGCACATGCGGCTGTCGCCCGACGCCATGAGCGCGACGGAGGCGCAGGAGTTTGCCACGCGCCGGCAGGAGGTCGTGCGCGAGGCCGAGCAGATTCTGGCGCAGAAGCAGGAGGCCGACGCGACGTTCGTGCAGCAGGCGCGGCAGATCGAGGACACGCTCGCCTCGCAGATCGTGGCGACCGGGCAGATGGACGAGAAGGCGGCTCGCTCAAGCGCGCAGTTCATGCGCGACTTCTACGTCACGCAGGCGGCGGCGTTGGGCATGTCACCGCAGCAGGTGTACGAGCGTTTCCCGGTGCGCGTGGAGGGCGCGATGCCGGGAACTGCGGCTGCGCCGATGGCCCAAGCAGCCCAGAAGACACTTGCGGATGTTGAGAAGGCATTTGCCGAACTCAACGTTGAGCAGCGTTTGACGGAAACGGATACGGCAATTCGTCCTGGAATTATTCGTGTTCCACAAGAACTGCGAGCGCAAGGACGCGCAACAAACGCGATGCAACAGCTGATCGCATATGCCGATCAGGTCGGCAAGCGTATTGATGTTTCACCAACTGCGGAGTTTGGAGCGAACAAAAAGCGATTGGTGGAGTGGTACAAGAGCCTTGGCTTCGTTGAGAACAAAGGACGAAACAAGGACTTTGCTATCAGCGCGACTATGTACCGCGTTCCGCAGCCTGCCGCGCCCGGCGTCATGGAGCAGGCGGCGACGATGGACGCCGAGTACATGGCGGCCGTCGAGCGCGGCGACATGGCAACGGCGCAGCGCATGGTGGACGAGGCAACGGCGGTCACTGGATACACAGAAAGCGGGATGCACGGACTTTCGCGTGGAAAACTCGTTGGGAATCAATTTGACCCCAAGCTGCTCGGTAGCAACACTGGGGCGGCAAGCGCGAAATTGGGATTCTTCTTTGGGTCAAAAGCAACGGCGGCAACGTATGCATTTGACATTGATCCAGTGGCCGCCCGCAAGCATTCCAAAAAGTTGCAGTCATTGTGGAAGCAGCTAACTGACAAAATTCCAGAACAATACCGGTATCTGTTGACGGGTTCGATGCAGATAGAGTCAGATCGTGGGCCGGATGCATTCTTCCCAACGGCAGATCCAGATCAGACCGGAGAGCAAGTTGCGTTTGACGCCGAGGAGTATTACGGCCGTCTTGGCGATGGGGCGATGTTCGCGCAAGAGGACATCATGGGCATCGCCGACCTTATGTCTGCTAAAGACGGTCAAAGACTGAATGAATACGTAGAGAACAAATGGATTCCTATGTGGATGTCTGCTCTTGATGTTGCGATGAGCGAGGTGCAATCCACAGACGCATCGATATTGAATGTCAAACTGAAGATGCAGAATCCATTGGTGTTTGACTTCAAGGGAAGTCGATACCGCGATGTGTCATATGCACAAATCATCAGTAGAGCGAAAGAACAAAATCACGATAGCGTCATTCTGAAGAACACCTATGACGGGGGTGGGCTTGATGACATCAAGGTCGTTTTTTCTCCCGAGCAAATCAAGTCCGCCGACCCCGTCACCTACGACGAGGCCGGCAACGTCATCCCGCTGTCCCGCCGCTTCGACGTCACCAGCCCGCTGATCTTTGAGCAGGCGGCGATGTCCACACGTGTCCCAACGGCAGTAAAGCCGATTGAGGATGCGCTCAACGATGTCCTTCTCGCTGATTTCCCGTCGTTCCTGCGCGACGAGAAGTTCGTATCCAAGAACCTTGCCAAGTTCAAAGAGCTGAACGCGCCCATCCGCATCGATCCAAATGCGACGGATCAGCAGCAGCTTGAGCAGATCATCGAGCACATGACGAGCAATCTGCTGTGGCTGCATGATGCGATGGATCCGGCCATCCGCGAGCGGGCACGCATGTGGTACGTGGGCGGCCGCCGGCTTGTGGATTGGCTGGCAGAACGCCACGGCATGTCGCCGATGGGCGCAGCGACCGTGTTCGCTGTGCTGTCCCCGCAGAAGAACTGGTATGAAAACGTCGGACTTGGAATCCGCATTACCGACATCGTCGCAACCCAGGGCGATGCCACGATGGACGCGGATATGCAGGCAGCCTATTTGTCTTCACTCCGCAAGGAGGTCACCAAGAAGGAAGGCCAGCTCGCCAAGCAGAACGATGCCAAGCCGAAGCGCGGGAAGGATGCGCTTGCGGAATGGGAAAAGAAGCGATCCAGCATCGCAGACGAATTGAAGGCAGCGCAAGACAAGGTCGCCGAAGCGCAGGGAAACATTGATGCCATCGGGAACCGGACGTTGGCACAACTGCTTCGGGACCGAGATTTCTTTCTGGCAGCCATCATGGTGCGATGGTTCGACCAGACAAAGAACGACCGCACCTACCCGGTCATCAGCCCGGAAGGCGGCGTTGGCTCGCCGATGCTCACCGAGGCTGGGACGCCTGCGAGCATCAGATACGGCAGTTACAACGAGGTTGCAAAGGCCATTTCGGCTTACGTTGACGGTCGCGCCGAAAACGTCCACTACCTCATCGGCGGCGAGCACAAGGTCCGCAACTTCTACAACAACCTGTTCAACCCGGAAGATCCGCGTTTCGCGACCATTGATACCCATGCCATTGCTGCCGCCTACCTGATGCCGCTTGCCGGCACGGACAAGCTGGTGCAGCACGGACTTGGCGGCGGGGTCGGCAATGCCATGTTCGGCATGGGGGGCGGTTATGCGGTGTTCTATGAGGCGTATCGCCGTGCTGCGGAAGCACGTGGGATCCAGCCGCGTGAGATGCAGTCGATCACCTGGGAGGCGATTCGCGGCATGTTTGAGGCCGCGATGAAGGGCGGCCTCAAGGCTCCTGTCGCCGCCACATGGAAGCGATACGTGGACGGCGAGATCGACATTGATGCCGCACGTGCCGACGTGATGCAGCGTGCCGGTGGAATCACCACGCCATCGTGGGTGGCACTCCCGATGGACATGGAGCCGACAGCAGGCTACGAGGGTGTGTCGCGCACAGCAGCTGACGAACAGGCGGAACGTATTGCGGCGCAGCCAACGGCTGCATCGGTGATGTTTGAGGTCGCGCCGGATCCTGCGGATGTGAATCTTGTCAAGCGATGGAAAGCGTTGTCTCCGCAGCAGCGCCAAGCAATCAGCGTGCGCGTGGCAGAGGACATTGTCCCGCGCATTCTTCGCGAGTATGGCGTAGCAGCCGACATGGTCATGCAGGTCGGCGGGTGGGAGGGCGCAACGAACGTCGGATTCGCGTTGCGAATGCCTCCCGGCCCGCTGGTTCGTCAGATTGCACAGGCAGTTGGATACGCGCTCTCGCAGCAGGCTGTGTTCACGTTGTCTGCGACGGAGTTCCAAGGGTCAACGAAATCAGACATCGTTGTGCTCCAATTGCAGCCGGGAACGACGGTTGAACAGATCGGCGACTTGTACGAAAAGAAGCTGTTTCCGCTTGGCGTCCAAGGTCAAGCCACGGTGCAGGACGCCATGATTATTAGTCTTGACCCTGGTGTTGATGGGGCTATACTTGCCAATACAATCGCGACGGCCGTAGCCGGCGATGGCCGTATCGTTGAGATCACTCATGCAACCGGATGGAGATCGCTTGATGAAACCCGAATCACAGAAGAAGCCGCCCGTGCGGCAGATGAAGGACGGCGAGCTGAAGGCGCTGCTGGGAGACGGCGTGTTGATGCTTACCGCCGCGAGGCCACGCGCCTCGTCGCCGAATACCTCGGAACCGGAATCCTTGAGCAGGCCGCCGTCGGCCCCGCCCGCGGCGGGTTCGACCCGAAGCGACTGACCACGATCCTCAACAAGACGGCAGACCTTTCCACGTTCCTGCACGAGTCGGCGCACGCCTTCCTGACGTTCTACGAGCAGGTCGCCGCCACGCCCGACGCCCCGGCGCGCATCGTCAACGACATGGACGAGCTGCTGCGGTGGTTCACGATCGACGGCGCCACGCCTGCCGAGCGCATCGCCAACTGGAACGGGCTGACGCTTGACCAGAAGCGCAAGTACCACGAGACGTTCGCGTACAACTTCGAGGTCTACCTGTTCGACGGCAAGGCGCCGAGCACGGAGATGCAAGGGCTGTTTGAGCGGTTCAGCGCGTGGCTCAAGCGCGTCTACCGTTCGATCCGCGATGACCTGAACGCGATCTACCGCCGCGAGTTCGGGGAGGATCTGCCGATCCTGACGGGCGAGGTGCGCCAGGTCATGGACCGCATGCTCGCCACCGACGAGCAGATCAAGCGGCAGGCCGCCATAAACGAGATGAAGCCGCAGTTCCAGACGCAGGAACAGAGCGGCATGGACGATGCCGAGTGGGCCGCCTACCAGGCGATGCAGCAGGAGGCCATCGAGGCGTCCGTGACGGACATGAACAAGGCGAGCATGCGCCAGCTCCAGTGGCTGGGCAACGCCCGCAGCCGCATCCTGCGCGACATGCAGAAGAAGCACGACGCCAAGCGCAAGGAGGTGGCCGCCGAGGTGGCCGCCGAGCTGCGCGTGGAGCCCGTGTACCGCGCCATGACCTACCTGCGGACGGGGAAGTTCATCGACGTGGACGGCGCCGAGGTCACGGTGGAAGGTCCGCACCGCCTCGACACGAAGCGCGTGCAGGCGATCTACGAGAACCTGCCGACCGAGAAGGCGATGGAGGCCGTCCGTGCCACGGGAATGGCGATTGGCACGGTGTTCGCGCCCGACATCGCCAAGCTCGGCACGGGCAAGTACGGGATGCTCGGCGTGGACGGGCTGGACCCGGACGTGGTCGCCGAGACGTTCGGCTTCGGCAGCGGCGACCAAATGATCCGCGCCCTGCTCGCGGCCAAGCCCATGAAGGAGGCGGTCGCCGAGCGCACGGACGCCGAGATGCTGCGTCGGTTCGGGGACATGAACACCCCCGAGGCGCAGGAGGCCGAGGTGCAGAAGGCGCTCCACAACGAGGCCCGCGCCCGGTTCGTGGCCGTGGAGCTGCGGCACGTGGCCCGCGCCACCGAGCCCGTGCGCGTCATGCTCGAGGCCGCCAAGCAGGTCGCCCGGGAACTCATCGCCGGCATGACCCTGCGGGAAGTGCGCCCCGCCGACTTCATTGCCGCCGAGGCCCGGGCCGCCCGCGACGCCGGCCGCATGGGGACCACGGTCAACCCGGAGGCCGTGGGGCAGGCAGCACAGACGAGGGCGTATAACGAGGCCATTGACGCCGGGACGGACCCGGCCGAGGCGATGGCGGCAGCCATTGAGAAGGGCGCAGAGGCGGCTAGGAAGGCCCAGGAGCGATCCGACGCCCTGAAGGCGCAGTACGGGGCCGACCCGCAGCAGGCGCTCATTAGGGCCAAGCGGGCGCAGCTGTATCAGAACCAGCTCGCCGCCGAGGCGCTTCGGGTCCGGGAGGAGGTCGCCAAGCAGGTCAAGTACCTGCGGCGCATCCTGCGGGACACCAACGTCAAGGCGATGGGCGCGCAGGCGGCCGACCAGGTTGCCGCCCTCCTCGAGCGGTTCGAGGTGGCCCCGGTCAGCCTCAAGCGGCTGGACGAGCGCAAGGCGTTGGCGGCATGGCTCGCCGAGCAGGAGGCCGCCGGCCTGGTGCCCGACATCGCGCCGGAGGTCGCCGACGAGGCCCGCCGCGTCAACTACCAGCAGCTCACGGTGGCCGAGTTCCGCGACCTCGTGGATGCCATCCGGCAGATCGAGTTCATCGGGAAGAACGAGCGCAAGGTGCAACTCGCCGCCGAACGCGCCGCCTACGAGGAGAAGCGGGACGAGATCGTCACCCGCATCCGGGCGGTGGGCCGCCTGCGCGGGGTCAAGTTCGACCCTCGCAGCCCGCTCACCAACATTGGCCGTTCTGCCGCCGCCCTGCGCGGGTTCGCTGCGCAGCACCTGAAGGCGGCGTCGGTCGCACGCATTCTGGACGGCGGCGAGGACGATGGCCCGCTGTGGACGTTCGCCATCCGGTCGGCCAACGCGGCCGCCGACATGGAGACGCGCATGCGCGCCGAGGCGTCGGCCAAGCTCGCCGAGATTCTGGCCCCGGTGTTTGCGCTCGGGAACATGGGCGGCAAGGGCGTGTTCTTCCCGTCCATCAACATCAGCCTAAACCGCGAGGCGCGGATCGCCATCGCCATGAACGTCGGCAACGACGGCAACCGCCAGCGCCTGCTCGACGGCGAGGGCTGGACGATGGAGCAGGTGCAGCCCGTCCTCGAGAGCCTGACCGAGGCCGAGTGGAAGGCCGTGCAGCAGGTGTGGGACTACATCGACACCTACCGCCCGCTCATCGCCGAGAAGGAACGCCGGCTGTACGGCAAGGAGCCGGAATGGGTCAAGCCGACGCCGTTCACGACGCGCACCGCTGACGGACGCGAGGTGCGGCTCGAGGGCGGCTACTACCCCATCAAGTACGACCCGGTGGCGAGCCACCGCGTGGCGACGTTGAACGAAGTCAAGGAGGCCAAGCGTGCGCTTGACGGCGCGTACACCGCCGCCACCACGCAACGTTCTTTCACAAAGGCACGCGCTGTCAAGCCCGATATCGGGCCGCTGCTTTACACGCTCGACGCGGCGTTCGGCGGGATCAACGACGTGATCCACGATCTGTCGTGGCACGAGTGGCTGATCCAGACGCAGCGCCTGCTGCGCGACCCTGAATTCAAGACCGCCGTCACCGAAACGCGGGGACCGGAGTTCCTAAAGCAGCTCAAAGATTGGGCCAATGACAATGCCGCCGGCGAGCGCAAGATCGGGGTCGCTGGCGAGGCGGCGCTGTCGTGGCTGCGGCAGGGCATCAGCGCGTCGGGCCTTGGGTTCAACGTGGTAAGCGCGGCCATGCAGGTCACTGGCTTCAACCAGAGCATCGTGCGCCTCGGGGCCAAGTACGTCGGGCGCGGCGTCGCGCAATTCGCGGCGTCTCCAATCGACACGGCGCGCATGGTCGCCGACAAGTCCTCGTTCATGGCCGAGCGCGGGCGCACGCAGTTCCGCGAGATCAACGAGATCCGCAACCGCGTCCGAGGCCAGACCGAGGTGGCCCGCCGGGTCACGTCGGGCACCTACTTCCTGATGATGAACATGCAGCGCACGGTGGACATCCCCACGTGGCTGGCCGGCTACCAGAAGGCGCTCGACGCCGGGAAGGACGATGCCACGGCGGTGGCGCTCGCCGACCAGGCGGTGCGAGACACGCAGGGCAGCGGCCTCATCTCCGATCTTGCCGCCATCGAGCGCGGCGGCCCGGTGATGAAGCTGTTCACGGTGTTCTACTCGTACATGAACACCGTCTACAACATGACGGCCGTGCAGACGATGACGGCGCGCAGCAAGGGCAAGTTGGCCGCCGACTACGCCATGCTGCTCGTGGTCCCCGTTGTGCTCGGGCAAGCAATCAAGAACCTCATCCAGCCCGACGCCGGGGACGATGAACTCGACCCCGAGGCACTGGCCCGCAAGCTGGCGGCCGAGGAACTGTCGTTCCTGATGGGGACGATGGTGATCGCCCGCGAGTTCGGCGGGGCGGCGCAGCTCCTGACAGGCGCCGAGGGCGTCCGCATGGGTTACGGCGGGCCGGCAGGCCTGCGGGCCGTGGGCGAGGTCTACGGGCTCGCCACGCAGGCAGGTCAGCTCGAGTTCGACCGTGCGTTCAGGCGGTCGGCGATCAACACGCTCGGCGCGTTCACGGGCCTGCCGAGCGCGCAGGTCAACCGCACCATCGACGGCATCGAGGCGGTCATCGAAGGCGAGGTTGAGGGCGTCGGCGCGGTGGTCGCGCCGCTCACCGGGGTGCAACGCTAGTACCCGTATCCGTACCCGTATTTCCTAGTCTGACCAACGAGGCTCCGCATCCATGACCATCAGCTCTACGACGCGCATTGCAGGGCCGTTTGTCGGCAACGGGACGGCGACCGTGTTCCCGTTCACGTTCAAGGTGTTCGCCGCCGCCGACCTTGATGTCGTGCGTTTGGCCGTTTCAACTGGAGTTGAAACGACGCTCGTATTGAACTCGGACTACAGCGTCACCCTGAACGGCGACCAGAACTCAAACCCGGGCGGCAGCATCACGCTGCTCGCGGGCGCCCTCGCCACGGGCTTTACGCTCGTCATCACTTCGGACATCGCGAACCTCCAGCCCACGGACCTGACGAACCAGGGCGGGTTCTACCCCGAGGTCATCACGGACGCGCTGGACCGGGCGACCATCCAGATCCAGCAGATCAGCGACATCGGGGACCGGACGCTCAAGATCCCGATCACGGACGGCAGCCTGAACATGGAGCTGCCAACCGCCACAACGAGGGCCAATGCGTTTCTGGCATTTGATGCTGCGGGTTTGCCCATTGTTCAGGCGGCATCATCGAGCGCAGCACCAACCTCAATCACGCGGCAGGTGTTTAGCGGTACTGGATCACAAACGGCATTCGTGTTGGCGAGTGATCCGGGTGGTGCAGGCAATAGTGCCTGTGTGTACATCGGCGGCATCTATCAGCAGCGCAACACCTATGTGATTGCCGGCACGACGCTGACATTCAACCAGGCTCCCGTTGCGGGTACAAACAACATTGAGTTCGTGAACTTCCTTATCGGAAGCGGATCGAACGGCGTAGGCATTGTCACGTTGACAGGGGAAGTTACTGGGTCTGGCACTGGCACAGTTCCAGCAACCATCGCCGCCGACGCGGTCACGTTCGCCAAGATGCAGAACATCGCGACCGACCGCCTTCTCGGCCGTGACACTGCCAGCACCGGCGACATCGAGACGCTGACGGTCGGCGGCGGCATTGAGTTCACGGGCAGCGGCGGCATCCAGACGAGCGCGTTCACCGGGAACGTGACGAAGGCTGCCGGCGGCACGGCGACCACCATCGCCAACGCCGTGGTTGCGCCCGCCATGCTCACGACGGGCGGGCCGTCATGGAACGCTAGCGGCGACCTGGTGGTGGGCGGCGACCTGACCGTCACCGGGAACGACATCAAGTCAAGCACCGCGACCGCCATCACGATGAGCGGCGCGGACGTCTCCATGCAGGGGAACACGGCGTTCAAGAACGTCACGGACGGTGTGGTCGCCATCGGCACGGTCGGCGCCACGCACACGTTCGACCTGACGAACGGGACGCTCCAGACGGCAACGCTGACCTCGGCCACGGCGGCCACGTTCACAATGCCGACCGCGACGGCAGGCAAGCGGTTCACGCTCCTCATCAAGCAACCCGCTTCCGGCAGCACCACGACGGCCACGTTCACTGGCGTCAAGTGGTCTGGCGGGACCGGGCCGACGATCACTGCCACGCTCGGCCGGCTGGACATCATCAACTTCTACGCTGACGGTACGAACTGGTACGGAACCTTCGTGCAGAACTTCACCCCATGACGATGACGAAGCCAACCTCTGAACAGGTCACATTCCTCGCCGCCGGCTCGGGCGCTTCGCAGCGCACGGTGCTCGACAAGCTCCGCGATGTCGTGAGCGTGAAGGACTTCGGCGCTGTGGGCAATGATGCTGCCGACGATACGGCTGCAATTCAAGCTGCAATCAATAGTGTTGCAACATCGGGTGGAGTGGTGTTTTTCCCTCCGGGAATTTATCGCATCAGTTCATTGCTGACACTGTCCGATGGAATAACGCTGCAAGGCAGCGGGGCAGCCGAGTTGCCATCATTGCTAGCGTCGCCGTGGCAAGGGACTGTCATTTACCAAACTGGCAGCAACTTCGCGATTCAGGCAGCACATAACTGCCACATCAACGATTTGTCCGTATGGGGATCAAGAACCCTGCAAGGAGCGACAAATTCAGACGGTGGTGTTTACTGGAATGGTGTGATCGGTCGTGGAACAATGACCAATGTGCAGGTATGTGGGTTCACAAAACAAAATGCGGTGGCAATCCGAGTCCATGAATGTTACCGCCTGCAATTCAACTACGTTTTCATTTACAGCGCGTACACGGGATTGAAAACGTCCGGCAACACGACCACGATGGAGTGGAACGACGGTAGTGTCACGCGCACAAACGAAAACAATCACGACCCGAATGGACGTGCTTTGGATTTGTCGGGTAGCAGCAGCAGCAACACAAGCTTGTACATTCGTGGTGTGTATTTTGAGGCTTGCGGTGGCGTCAATCCAATTTACATGGATCAGTTTGGTCGAGTTGTTTTTGAAGACTGCGGTTTTGAAAAGAATTGTTTGAGTGCGCCGTCAACCACATTGGCAAATCCCATTGTTATCAATGCGGTAAACCCAATGGAGGTAGACCTAATTAGTTGCACATGGTCAGGATGGGATCCGAACTATCAATCGTATTCAGGAACCCTGACTTTCCTCAAATGCACCCAAAACGGCGCGGCAATCAAAATTGATAACTGCACTTTCATTCAAAATGATTTGCTGCCCGGTGTCACCCAGGTTGGAATAGATACCTACGGTTTCACTTCAACCCTGTGTATTACGAATAACCTTTGTGGCGGGGTCGGGTATGTCAGCGCAAATGAGCCGCTGAACTTCTTGCTGCCTAGAAATGCTACATATCCACCCAGACGCTTTGAATTTCACGGCAATCGTTTCAGTGGGTTGGGTGTTACCAAATCCGAACCGTGCAATGTTCGCAGTTGCTTCGATGTAGCGCCTGTTGGAAATGACAGTGCGCCATCGTCAGCGATACCGATAGCCGTAACTGGTGTCGCAACAACGACCGTGTATACGATTACTGTTCCACGCGCAATTATGCGAAGTGGTCACGGCGTGAAGTTACGGGCTTGGGGACGCCGTACCGGAACAGCAGGTACAAAGCAGGCAAAATTGCTGATTACGGATACGGGAGCCGCAACGAGCTACAACATTACTGGCGCCGTTGCGACTGCTGATTCGTGGGGCGCTGACATTGTGATTTACTCACGCGCTAACACGACACAAAGTGTCAACGTGCGAAACCTTGATGGGTCAACGGCTACGAATGTTTGTGCTGTGCCCAACAAAGATTTTGCAACGTATGACATGCTGTTAGAAATTCAGTTTGAAGTTGCTGGGGCAGCAGACACGATGACATTGGATGGATTATTGTTGGAGGCGTTCTAACGCCATGACCTCCCCGCACCACGACGAACTGTTCCTCGCCATCGGCCGCCTCGAAGGCAAGGTCGATTCGATCCTCGCCCAGCAGTCGCGGCAGAACGACGAGCTGAAGGCGCACGACGCACGCATCCGTTCCCTCGAGCATTCCCGCGGCTACATGCTCGGCTGGAGCGCGGCCATCGGGGCCGGCATGAGCTTGGCCGCCAACTACCTCATCAAGCACTTCGCCTAAAGGACACGCCAATGCCAATGGACATCGTCATCGCGACTGACAAGCCGCAGTACCTCACGACGGGCCTGATTGCCGTTACGAGCGGCACGGCCTACACGACCACCGAGCCGACCACGACGGCCCCGTCCACGACCGGGCAGAACTTCCTGATCCCGACGAACCTCGGCGACAAGCCGAGCCTGCTGCGCCTCCAGCCGTTCTGCGGAGCTGCGGTCGCCCCGACCTCGGCGACGTTCGCGAGCGGCGGCCTGCGCGTGGTCGGTTGGTCGATCTACACGCAGACGAGCGGCACGGCGATCTACGTCCCGAATGTGCTTGCCGACCTGGCGCTCGGCCTGACCACCGGAACGGTGCAGAGCGAAACGATCAACGGCACGGCGCAGTACCCGTTCTCCACGGTTACGGTCGGCACCGGCGTCCCGACCGTGAATCTCTACAGCCCAGGCACTGCTGCTGGATCGAATGTTGAGCCGTGTGCCGCCCTCATTGACACGGTCGGGATGCAGTTCGTCCAGCTCCAATTCAAGGCAACTGCCACCGTATCCACGCCGACGATGGGTGCCTTTTACTCTTTCATCTGAAAGACAACCATGCGCGTTTTACGCACACGCCAAATCCCAAACGACGATCTTCCTCCGGCATCTGGCCCGTTAATGTATGGAAACAGGCGTGCCGCGCAAATGCTCCGCGATCTTGCATCCGGTGCGGATTCGCTGGACATTGTTGTCATCGGTGACAGCAATACTGGTTCGGCGCAGGCCGGAATGTGGGGTTACCACAACGGTTTGAGCCAAGCGATGTTTGAGCTTGGATGGTCGTGTTACGGCCTTCCGGTGTATCCAGCGATGACTACGTGGTCGCCAGCTTCCTACGCTACCGGTGGGTGGAACGCATCGGCGTTTCTGTTTTCACCGACCGGAAACCTTGCAAGCGGAAACACAAGCGGTGGTGCAACCGCGTACAACGCCTGGACTCCTGGCAAGGCTGCGACCGTCACTATTTCCAACGCAAGCCCTGGCGTGATTACCTACACGGCGCATGGACTGACGGCTGGCACACCGTTTTTCTTGGCAACGACTGGCGCTTTGCCGACTGGACTTTCAGCCGGTACGACGTATTACATCAAGACGGTTTTGACCGCTGACACGTTCACGGTTGCATCGACGCCGACCGGGGCTGCTATCAACACCAGCAGCGCAGGTAGCGGGACGCACACGATCCAGACTTGCTTGTGGGTTCGATATGGAAGCGCAACCGCAACACCTCCAGCCAAGGACGATTGGGCGTACATCGCCAGCGGTTCATACGCCAACAACTTCAATGCGGTGGAAATGTCAACAGCGCATCCATTGAATGACACATCGCTAACGCTTTGGCATCGCGTTAGGTTTGGGACATTCACGGCATCTGGAGGGTCATTCCAGGCCCGCGCCCGTGCATATGACGGTGGGCCAGTATATGCGAGCGGATCAGTACAAAGCACGCAAGGTGCTGCGTACTCTTTCGGAACGTATGAGTATCCGTTCAGCGTGAGTACGCCAACGGAATACATGCACGCATCATGGAGCGGTGGGGCTGGCGGTGCCGTTGGGCCATGCGCGATTCACTCGCACACGATCTATTGCAAGCGCAAAGGATGGTCGGTGACTAGCCACGGCTACCTTTCAGGATACGACAGCCCAAGCATCAACCAGGCTGTCACCTCTATCGGCTCCACGTTGCTGCAAACACACTTGCAGGAACTACGCGAACGGCAGATCGCCGCTGGTGGTTCCGGCCGCGTCCTGCTCGTCACGCACAGCGGCATCAACGGGAACGAAACCGCTTCCGATTGGACGGCCTGCCATGTGGCCATCTGGAACACATACAAGGCGGCGTGGGCTGCGCTCGGATACCCGGCCACAGACCTTGCCATCGTGTCGTTCGTCGGTGTCCCGGCAAATGCTGCGGACAACAGCAACAACGGCAGCGGCGGAAACTTGATTACGGTTCGTGCTGCCGCAAATCTGCTCCCGAACACGCAACCGGACATGACCGTTGTTGATGTCAAACGGTTCATGCCGTACAGCCGAGCCATTGTCGGAATCGGAAATGGTCGTTCGTACTACCAGCGCACAAACAACCTACCGAACGCCGGATCGGATATCACCGTCCACCTTTCCGGCGGCATCTACACCGGATCTACGCGGGACACATCGGACGGATACACGGTCATGGCGCACGAGATCATTCAGGCACTTCTCAATACGGCATGATGCGCTGGCTCGCCATCTTGGTGCTTTGTGGGTGCAACCCGGTGGCCCGGATCTCAAACCACGCGAACGCCATCCGCACGGAGGCGCAGGCGCTCGAGGAGCACGGGCAGGCCACGGGCGATTCCGTGGTCGTGGCGGGCGCGCAGCGCATCGACGGCCTCGCGGCGGGCATCCACGACGAGCTGCCGAACGTGACGAACAAGGTGCCGGCGTGGCTGTCCACCCTTCAGTGGTGGGGCATCGCGGTCGCGGTCGTGGCCGTGGCGTTCGTGCTTTGGCAGTCCGGGGCGTTCACGGCCATCCGCATCGCGGTCGGCTGGCTTCCCAGGCGCAAGGTTGCCCAGGCCGAACTGGCCCTTGATACCCTAGACGAGTCCCGCCCGGAGTCGGCGCGGGAACTGGTCGCGGCGCTCCGGTCGCAGGACGCGGAAATCGACGCCGCATATCGCAAAGCGCAGAAGCGCAGAAAGACACAGGAATGATCCTCGCAGACGCACTCGGCACCGTTTGGTTCACTGCTCTCGTCGCCATCGTCGGCCTCGCGGCCGGGTGGTACCTGAAGGGCAAGCATGGGCACCGCTTCAAGTTCTGACCAGCCCAAGGGCGTTTGCGCCCACGGCACTGCGGGCGGGCGTGGCCTTCGGGCTGCGCCCGCTTTGCCAAAGGAAACCCCCTCGCCGGGTGACCGCATCCTGCGGAATCCGACGAGGGGGGAGAGGATGGACTTGCGGTTCAGCGGATTCGCAGGCTTGTGCCGCGAGGCAGAAGCTCGCAGCCGGCGATGCTAGCGCCGTTCTCGAGCGCCTGACGAATCGCGTCCTTGTTGGCGGTCACGGTCACCGTGGTCAGTTCCTTGGGGAGCGTGGTGGCGTCGCACGTCACGGACAGCGGCTGCTTCCCGCCGTTGCCCGCGACCGACAGGCGGAACCGCGGCGTGTCGATCTTGGTGCGTCCCGTCGTTTCCATCGCTTCCTTCAGGCGGGCCTTGAGGCGGTCGGCAAGCGCCTCGTCGGTGGCGGCCAGGTCGCGCATGCGCTGGGCCTCGGCGCGGCGGGCGTCGGCCCGGGCGACGAGGTGCTGGATGAGCGCCGCGTAATCGTCGGCCTTCTCCTCGAGCGCCGCGTCCAAGCCGGCGAGGTGCGCCTCGAGCGCCTGCTGCGCCTCGGCGTCGCCCCCGTCGAGGATGGCGTCCACGATGTCGGTGATCTCGTTCTGGATGGCGTAGAGACTCATGGTGTATTCCTCCGGGTAGGGTCAGAAGGGGAGATCGCTGCCGTCCGTGACGGGAGCGGGTTCGGGGGCCGGCGGCTGCTCGGAGCGCAGCACGCGCATGACTGTGAGCGCCTTGCCGACGCGGGCCACGTCCATCGTGAGCTTCCCGTTGATCGACTCCTCGGCGAGGTCCGCGTACTCCTTGACGGTGGTGGCGATCCACGCGGCCCCGTGCTCGCCCGTCGCCTCAATGGCGATGGCGCGGCCCGGGCGACGCACGACGCGGTGGATGCGGAATGCGCCCTCGTACTCGTCGGGGTAAGCGTCGGTCGGTCCGGCGACGGGCGCGTCCGTGGCGGTTGGCGTGGCCGCAGGCGCCTCCTGCGGCTTCCGGGCCTTGCGGACGGGCTTCGGGGCGTCGGCGACGGCTGGCGCGTCCTGGGGCAACGTAGCGGCCTCCACGGGCGCAGGCAGGACGGCCACGACGTGGGACTGCGGGGCGGGGGCCACGGGCGGGTTGTCCTGCTGCCCCATCTCCTCGGCGGTATAGAGCCCGGACAGCTCGGCCGGGAACGCCTTGCGCAGCGCCAACGCCTCGGCGCACTTGGCGATCATCACGGACGGCATCTTCGGCCACATGCCCGACAGGCTGCCGTCCTTCTTGCGCTGCGCGTACTCGCGGAACAGGGCGACGGCGGTGACTGCCTCCACGAATCCCTTGCGGTACACCCCGACGCGGGCGGCGGCGGGCGGCTCGTCGTGGAGCCACACGTCGGTCCACTGCCCGTCCGTCCCGCAGAACGCCACCGAGGTCTGGCCCGCGTACTCGCCACTGCGCTGGGCGACCAGGCGGAACCCGTCGATGCTCACCTGCGTCTGCATCACCTCGCGGCCGGCGCGGGAATCCCACCGCTTGACGGCGTAAATCTGGCGAGCGAACGGGTCCAGCCCGGTGCGGTCGCAGACGCTGAAGAACAACTCCATCTCGTCGCGGCTCGCGCCTGCGCACAGGGTGCGGGCGAGCAGCTCGCGCTTCTCATCGTCAAGTCGTGCAAGTGCAGTCATCGTGATCTCCTCTCGTGAATGCCGCGATGGGCAACGCGCCTACCGCTGACGTGGTCAGTATACGCCCGGGTACAGGGTTGTCAAGCCCAGACTTTGACGCAGGTTTCCGCCGTGTCCCCCCATTCCTTGGCCGCCGACAGGATCGCGACCTGGGCATCGTCCACGTAGACCACCCCGGTCATGGCGTCGAGGGCGGCGCGGCACAACTTGTCGAGGTCGGGGCGCCCCGGCGCACGCGGCGCGCTCGAACGCAGCATCCCCGTGCTGGTGTAGTGCGACTTCGGGCGCGGGAACCGGAACAGGAGTTCGACGGCGACCGCGTCGCTTGCCGGCGGTTCGGTCCACGCCTGCCTCGCCGCCAGCGCGAACACGGCGCGATACGGCTTCACCTTTGCGGATGACTCCACGAGGGCGACGCGCCCGCTGCGGAGCCGGATCGCCCGCTTGCTTCCCTGCGGCGCGGCCAGCCCTGGCACGGTGAACTCAATCATGTTTATCCTTGTGCGTTATCCAAGCTTTATAATCGGCGCCGCCAGGCTCTTTATATTGCGACATTGGATATTTTTGCAATACAGACTTATCTTTGATTGTCAATACCAGCGGACGATTAGAGTCTGGTCGCAATGGAAATACCCATCGGTCTTTTACGGATTGAGTCGCCCCAGATTTCCAGGAACCATTTTGACTAGGCGGTGGGCGCAATCGGTGCCAAGTAGGTGCCCACCACCAATTACAGGCGCGATACAAAGCGCCAAAATGCCCAACAGATGGATCGCTGTAGCTAACAAGTGTAGTGCAGTCACAAAAACGATTCCGCAATGCTTTGACAAAACAAGCCCATTGTCGAGACCCAGCATTTTTGACATTGGAAGTAATGCACCACCGGGAGAGTTCTAACCATGTATTTGGGATATTACGAGCTGTAGGTCGAGATATCACAATGCAACCAAACTCATCCATCCACGCAAGTCCTTTTGCCAACGGGCCTAAATAATGATGTTGTTGGAGCAATGCTTTGACATTGGATGATGAGGTCCATCCTGGATTATCGAATAACATCATTGAAAATCCCGTTTTCTGTGGTTCGTCTCGCGCAGCATGTAGTCGTTCACGCGACGCATCGCCTTCGCCAATTCGTGCCGCAGGTACACGACCTCCTGCATGAGTTCAAGCGTGAGCGGATCGTCGGTCCCGCTGGCCCGCGTGCGGTCAACGATGTCCTCTTCCGTCTCGCCTCTCCCCGGTTTCATCAGCCGCTGCCCTCATAGAGGATCTTTGTGATGTGCGCTGGCAGGCATCGTTGGCAGAGCGCGAGGTCGGCGCGCAGGCGCAGGATCTCGGCGCGTGCCTCGGCGCGTTCGGCGTTCGCCATCTCGCCCATGCCGTCCCACGTGATGCCGAGGCGGTCGCATATGTCAGCGCCCGGGGGCGGGAACGCCCCGCCCCCAGGCTCTCCATAACACGAAGGTGCGGTGTGCTCGTCGCCGTAGTCACGCATGGATGGATCCTCTCCGTGCGTCTGCGGCTTCGCGCATGAGTTCTTCCATCGCGTCGGCGATGCGCCAGTAGAACGCGGCCTCGGCGCGGCACGACTCGGCGAAGTCGGCGTGCTTGGCTGGCTGCTTATCGGCGGCAGCGAGCTTGGCGTTGGCGCGCTGGCGCACCATCGCGAGGACGTAGTCGGGATTCGGCATCAGAGTTCCCTTACTTCGTATTCCTGCAACTGCGAGAGCAGCCGCACGTTGCGATCCCGCGACTCCTTCAGCATCACGGCCCCGGCGTTCACCAATGCCTCAAGCCGTTCGATCTCGTCGGCGGCTTGCGAGAAGATCGTCGGCCCGACGATAGGCGTGGTGATTCGCGTGTCGATCCCGGTCACGTTGGCATGCCGTTGCCGCAGTTCCGTCACGATGTCGATGTCGCTCATCGGCTGGCCTCGTTGTGGCTTCCGATGCTGACCTGAACCGACATGGGAATCTCCTGCACCATTGATGCCACGCGTTCCCTGACCAATCGTGCTACCTCATCCTCCACGAGTTTGGTGATGTGTCCTTGGGTCGCCTTGACGGCTAGTTCAACCATCCTTTCCACGCCGGCCTGCACCTTGTCGTTGTAGTTCTCCTGCAAAACAAGGAACTCGGCCTGCTCGCGCAGGGCTTGCTCCAGCATCCGCTTGTAAACGGAAATGTCGAGTCGGACCCTGTGGGCGTTGTTTGTTCTTTGGTTTTCCGTAGTGTCCTCCATGATCGCCACGTTCTCTTCGGTGATTGTGAAGTTGATTCCGGCTTTCATCGGTCCTCCTTGTTTCGTTCGATCCGCACCGCCTTCGGTGCGATGATGACGATATGGCATTTCCAGACCTGCTTTGGCGTGGGTGCCACGACGCACACGGTGCCGTCCGGGTGGACAAGCGACACGCTCTGGCCGTGGCGCAGCGTCATGGCGACATGTCCATGTAATGGATCACGCATGGCGTGCCTCCACGCCGGCGGCGCGAAGCATCTTGGCGACCTCGGCCGACTCGAGCGCCTTCAGAATCTCCTGCATGGGGAAATCGCTCGGCACCTTGGACGGGTGATCCAGCGCGACGCCGTCAAGGATGATCCTGAACGGGTGCCAGAACCGCACCTCCCACGCCTCGCGCACGACGCTGCCGTGCTGGTGGAATCGTTCAATGTCCTCACGCTCCCACCGCACGTCGAGGATCGCCTCGACCTGGTGATCCGCGAGGTACTCGAGCACGGCCGCGTCGGGGCCGAACAGCGCATCCGACACTTCGATGGTCACTTCGGTGGAGAGCATCATGCGAGGCTCCATTCGCGGATGAGGCGGCCGTGAGTGGACGGGCGCTTGCTCGGGATGACCCGGCCCGTCCATTGGAACTTGGCGTCGAACACCGACCCGGCCGCGTTCCCGAGGTCCGCGTAGTCCAGGTTGTTGGCGGCCATGAGCTCGGCGACATCGTCGGCCGTGACGGTGCCGTATTCCCGGGCGATGAACGCGGCGAACCCGCGGGCGGTCGCGAGCAGTTCGTGCCGGCGGTCGGCGGCAAGCGCCTTCCCGACCTCTTTGCGGCGCTGCGCCTCGGCGTGGTCGAAGAGGTTCACCGTGGCCTCCGTGCGACCACGTCGCGGTTCAGGATGCCGGCGTCGTGCAGGACGTATCCCTGCCCGGGCACGTGCTCGAGCCGCACCCGGAACAACGTCCGGGCGCGGTCGATGGTGTGATTCACGTTGCGCGTGGTGCAGCCCCAGTCCCGCGCCAAGTCGGCGCGGGAGCGTGGGGCGCGGTCGAGGGCGCGGACGAGCGAGCAGACGCGCTTCACGAGCTGTGCGGTGGAGTTACTCACGACAGGCTCCCGTACTCGTCGCCGCAGATGGGGCAACGGTCAGCGGCGGGGCGATCCTGCTCGGCGCGGCGCTTGATCTCGAGATCAACCATCGCGAATACCTGCGCCTCAATCTCGGAGTGCCGGCGCTGGGCATCGAGCAACTTGCGGGCCTTGTCCTGCGACGCCAGAATCTGTGCGATGAACTCGTTGCGTTCCATTGTGTCCTCTCGTTGTTGGCGGCCTCGGCAACACGCCTCGGCCGACATGCGTGGTGTACATCGGTGTATATCGACCGCGCAATAGGGGAACATGAGAAAAAATCAGAAATATTTCTGCCAATGCGAAATGCGGGCGAGTGTTGGTAGGGTGCAGTCGGATGGGTGTGAGCATCACGCAGCACCACCCTGGATCGTTCACGGTCGAAATGACCGAGGAGCGCGATAGCAACATCCCGAGCTCGGACTGGGAGCAGTATTTCCTGCTGGTGTCCGACGCTCACATCGACAACGCGCACGCAGATCGCGCCATGTTCGACCGCCACATGCGCCAGTGCCGCGAGCGAGGCGGGAAGTGGTTGTCGAACGGTGACTTCCTGTGCCTCATGCAGGGCAAGTACGACCTGCGATCCGACACATCGGCCTGCCGGCCAGAGCATCAGCAGGGTCGCTATCTCGATTCAGTCATCAGCACGACCGCTGACTACATCGCGCCCCATGCCGACATGGCGCTCTTGTTCGCGCCCGGAAATCATGAGCAAGCCATCCGCAAGCGCCACGAGACGGACATGAACGAGCGGCTGGTTGAGGCGCTGCGCCACCGCAGGCCAGCAGACTGCCAAGCGTATGCAGGCAAGTACGCGAACTGGGTGCGGTTCCTGGTGCGGAACAAGTCGCGCCGGCAGCTCGTCGGCGGAAGCGTCGTGATGTACATGCACCACGGCTACGGCGGCGGCGGCCCCGTCACCCGCGGCACGATCCAGACCTCGCGCATGGCGGTCTACCTGCCCGACGCCGACATCATCTGGACGGGCCATACCCACGATGAGTGGATCATGCCGATCCAACGTGCGCGTCTGTCCCCGCACGGGCGCCCGTACCTTGACCGAGTGACCCACGTGCGGTCGCCCGGGTACAAGGACGAGTTCAGCGAGCAGGCCGGGTGGGCCGTCGAGAAGGGCATGCCGCCCAAGCCCAAGGGCGCGCTTTGGCTACGATTCTACATGGATAACTTCCGCAATGAGCACACGGGCCAGTCGAACCGCGTGTTGCGGTACGAGGTGCGCGAAGCGCAGTAACTGGCCGTTTCAGAAGGACAGATCATGCCGACTCCCGCCAAGGGCAAGCGATTCGTGAAGGTGGTCCGCAACCCGGAAACGGGCCGCACCCGCAAGGTGTCCTATGGGCAGGCCGGCAAGGCCAAGGGCGGCGGCGACCGCATCAAGCCAGGAACCGCGAAGGGCGACGCATATTGCGCTCGTTCGTTCGCGCAGATGAAAGCGCACCCAGCCGCGGCACGAAACCCCAACAGCCCGCTGCGGCTCTCCCGTGCGAAGTGGAAGTGCAGCGGCAAGACCTCGAGAGGATGACACCATGGCAAAGCGTGGCCTGTACGCCAACATCAACGCACGTCGCAAGGCCGGCACCAGCCGCCCCAAGTCGAAGTCCACGGTCAGTGCAAAGTCGTATGCGGCCATGAAGCGCGGGTTCAAGAAGTGACCCCGTGCGCGTCCGCATCGGCGGCAAGTACTGGACGTTGAGGTTCTCCGGGAACCTCAAGGACTACGGAAGCATGGTCGATCCCGGCCACGCCGAGGGACGCCTCATCCGCATCGGGACGTGGCAGGGCGAGCAGGACACGCTCGACACCATCATCCACGAGGCGCTGCACTGTGCACGCCCGGAGCTTGACGAGGCTGCGGTAGACGCGACTGCCCGCGACATCTCGCGCCTGTTGTGGCGGCTGGGATACAGGCGCAACCAGTAAGAAACTCTTACGGATTCTCCTTTCCGCTTACGCGGTGGCTTTCGTCCGCCAAAGCGCATACAGATCGGCGCACGATCCGCAACCAAGTTCAACAAAGTGGAACTTTAGTACACCTTATCGGGACGTGTACGCGGGATCACTATTCCTCCCAGTACACACGCTCACCACGGCGGTAGTGCTTTAGGTCATCGCTTCGCTTCTCGCTCGTGAAGTGCTTGTCGAAGAAGCGGCAGTAGTTGTTGGGGTACAGCAGGAAGCGCCCGTCCCACCGTTCCACGAGGTTGAGCGGCTTGTGTTCCTGGGGGTAGCGGCTGAACCCATCCGCCCAGTCGATGACGATGCCCGTGTGCCGGCCCGTGAACCCCGGCCCGACGCCGCTGCCCATCGTGAGCAGTCCCTCGAGGTAGTGCATATGCACGGCCTCTATGCATTCACCCATCGCTCCCCACGGCTGAAGGTCACCAGCGCATGTCCCAAACGCGGTTTCGTCGCGCTCGAACGCTTTGGGATCGCTTGCGAGCTGATGCAGCGGGATGCCGCACCATTCCGCGCCCGTCTCGAGCAGGACGTGCGCCATGACAATCTGCGCGGGTCGGGCGTACACGGCGTGCCAGATAGCCCGCGTGGTGCCCGCGGGCATCGTCGGCCCGAGGGCGCGATTGTCTACGTGGACGTACAGGTGGAACGGGAGATTGGCGTGGCGTGGCATAGGCGTGCGTATACTAGCGGTGCGGAGACGTGGGTCTGCGGTGTCGGAGCCAAACACCCACATGCGCCGGCGCACAAGGCCGCGAGGTACGCCCGCCGGCAGGCCACGCATTGGGGTAGCAACAACCTTCCGCCCAGGGGCAGGCACGACGAAGCTCGTGCGCTGTCCCGCTTATTCATTCGGTGCAGTCGCAGGGGATGGTTGTGTCATCAAGGTGCTGGAACAGTTCACCCTGCACCGTAATTTGCGTGAGCAACTGGTGATACGTCGGCCGATCCTTTCGGAACTTGGCCCCGATTGCCTGTTCCTGTTGCGCCCACCATGCTGCGCGACTGGGCTCGGCGCGGATCACTCGTTCGATTCTGGCGCTACCTTTGAGGAAACACAGGTCGCAGTTACCGAAGGCCGGATCGTCGTTTGGGAGGGCAAGGTCAAATGGCTGCTGCTTCCACCAGGCAACGATGGTTTCACGGTCCACGCCAGCGTCTGCAAGCGGCATGGCGATGTCGCGGGTCGGGTCCGAGCGCAGCTTGGCGACCCGGCGCGGCTCGTCGGCGCGCAGGCCAAGCACGGAGGTGAAGTCTCCGTACCCATTGTCGGACATGAACTTCTGCATCGGGATGACCTTTAGGTCGCTGGTGCAGAATCTTGCGATGGGATTGGGGAGGTAATTGCGCTTTGCGATCAGGGCCGCAAATGGCTCCCCGTTCCTGCTGGCCGTGTCCGGTCGCACGAGGTTGTATCCAAACGGCGACCATTCGATCCAAGTAATCACGCACCATTCGCGCCCGATCCGTTCCACGAACTCGTAGGTGGCGTCGTGTTCTTTTCCTGTGTTAGCAAACAGGACATGGCCGCCTTTAGGAAGTTCCCCGCCCCAAGCATCCAGCACATGGCGCAGCAGATATGCGCTGGTTCTGCCGCCGCTGAACGACACGTAGAACGGCGGTTCAATGCGATATGGGTTCATACTGGCGAGTATATCCATGTGACGAGTTCGCTGGTCATGGCGCAAAGTGACTACAGAACTACACAGGTGGAGCGGATTCGCTCACATACGAACGAAACGAAACAGCCCCGCGTAGGTGGCTGTTCGCACAGTCACATTTCTGCTAAAAAAGCAAGCCGCTCGCGTCAACGAGCGGCCCGCAAGACCTTCGAATCCCTGCCCGGGATGATGGCTGCGAAAGCATACCTCGCGTCACATGTTTGTCAAACAAACTCGCCGCGGATCTTGCGATCGACGCGGCGAGCTTCCGGGGGCAGAAGAAGGTGCCGTCCGTGGCACCAGGTGTCCGGTCGCGCCGCGCTTGGCGGCACATGCCGCCTCGCCTCGTCAGAGAGGCACGCCAGACGGGGGGCACTATACCTTGAAACAGAACACCCGCAAGCGAACTTGCGGGTGCCTGCAAATTTTGCTCGCAGTCGGCGACAAGGTCGCTATGCTGCGGCCAGCACATTCAAACGCGCTTGCATTGTAGCGAACGTGCCTTCAGGGGCAACAATGCCGCAGGACGCTCCCGGCGCGGTAGGGGAGCAGGGATGTAGACGCGGGCCCGAGTGACCCTAGCCCGCGCCACCGAAAGGTGCGCTCACCCACGATTGCAGCGGCTGGCAGTCCCCCAGCGAAATGGTGAAATTCGTGGCATCGACCGAAAGCGCGGCTCCGTGCGGGCTGGTTGATCGTGGCCCCATTGCGGGGTCACGCTCCCTCTGCGCTCACCATGCGAACTGAACGCCCTGCCGGCGGCGGCTGCCCCTGCGACGAAACCCTGCGACGAAACCCTGCGGCGGCTCCGGCTCGGGAAGAACACCTACATAAAGATCCGAACCGATCTCTTCCCGAACGTCGGGCCACGCCGCGACGCCGGCACCCGCCCTGCATCGTTGACGCAGGAAGGCCGACCTGTATACTTGCTCGTATGACAACCCCGACCTTCCTCGAGAACATGGCGCTGGTGGCCGAGTTGTGGCCGAAGTTTCAGATGGACAAGGCGCTGCGCGACATCGTGTACGAGAAGTGGCAGGCGCTCCACCAGGACAAACTCCGCGACTGCATCCGCCAGCATCGCCTCGAGCGCGACTCGAAGCCTGACATCGCCGCGATTCACAAGAAGTACTGCGCGATCACCGGGCAGGATCGACCGACCAACATCCCCGACGCCTCGCGCACGCGCCGGCAGGCCGACCGATGCGTGGGCCCGACGCCCGAGGAGCTCGAGGAATGGGAAGCGTGGGCCGAGGAACTGCTCGCCACCGCAAGCGACGCCGAGATTCGCGAGGTGCACGAACGGCTCGGGCTCACGTTCACGGCGCGACGGTTCCTCGCCATCGCCGTCGAGTACTGTCGGAAGAATCCGCCGCTCGTTCGGTAGACTGCGCGCATGGCGCGGCGAAAGAACCCGATCCTGCTCGCCAACCTCGATGACTGCCTCCTCGGAGTCATGTACCCCAAGGCCACCGACCGATCCGGTATACCCGTCGCCGTATACAGCGCCGACATGATCGCCGCACGGCTGCGCGACAACCACAACCTCACCCTCCCCGAGGCTCGCGCCTTCGTCACCGACAACATCGAAACCAACGAAATGGGACCAGGAACCCCGCGCCTCATCTGGGCAGCAACCAGCGAGGATTTCGGGCAGTGCGTCAACCCATGACGATATACTGCGCGCAATGAATATCCGAACGTATGACGATTTCAAGGCCGCAGTCACCACGGCCGTGGAATCGCAAGGCGAAACCCGGTGCTCCGTCGCACGACGCCTCGAGCAGCAGGGCGCCCTCCGCGCACACACCGTCATGTGCCTCCTGTCCACCGCCCCCGTCATCGGCCGGCGGAAGCCGTCATTCGACTCCGTCCTCAAGCTCGCAGACGCCGCAGGGCTCGAACTCACCCTCACACCCAAGGAACACCGTGCCGAGTAAGTCACCCGCCCAGCGCCGCCTCATGGCCGCAGCCGCACACTCCAAGGCGTTCGCCAAGAAGGTCGGCATCCCGATGTCCGTCGCCAAGAAGTTCAACCGCGCCGACGCACGCAAGTCCAAGGCCCGCAAGAAGTGACGCGCCTCGTCGCCTACGGCGAGAACGGGCGCCGGGTAGGGGAAAGCCACCACCATGCCACGATCCCGCAAGCCATCGTCGATGAAATCCGCGAACTCCACGAGGACCACGGATGGGGCTACCGCCGCATCGCAAAGCACCTCGGGCTCGCCTGGTACACCGTCGCCAAGATCGCGAAGTACCAGCGCCGCGTCGCCGTCCCCCGCCGATGGGAGCGCATCCCCGAAGCGACCGAGGGGCCGACCGCGGCTTGAGAAGGCACCGGAACCATTCGCCAGCGAGATACTTGCGTGGCTTACAAAGGGCAAGACCCTGCTGTCATTCTGCGAGCAACCAGGTAAGCCGACCCGGCAGACCGTGATGCTTTGGCTGGAGGCGGACGAGGAATTTGCTTGTCACTACAAGGCGGCCCGCGAGCAGGGGCAGGAGGCCATGCTCGAGCGGTGCGAGGAGATCGCCGACATCGAGCCGGAAACGCCCGTGCAGGCCACGTGGCGCAAGTACCAGATCGACACCAAGCTCAAGATCCTCCGCATGACGAACCCCGCCAGGTATGCCGAAAAGGTGTCCGTGGATCATGGCGGCGGCGTGACCTTGAACGTCATCACGGGCGTCCCGGATGCCAACTGAAACGGTGCGCCTGAACTACGCGCCCAGGGCGTGGCAGAAGCGGTGCCACCTCGAGCGCAAGCGGTTCACGGTCCTCGCCCTGCACCGACGAGCCGGCAAGACCGAGCTCGCCATCATGGAGCTCCTCGACAAGGCCATCAAGTTCAAGGCCGAACTGGGGTTCTTCGTCTACGTGGCGCCATACCTCAAGCAGGCCAAGGCCATCGCATGGGCGCGCCTCAAGTCCAAGATCGACCCATTCATCCGCACCGCGGCCGTAGACGTGAACGAGGCCGATCTAGCCGTGACGTTCAAGCACAACAAAGCCACCATCCGCCTGTTCGGCGGCGACAACCCCGACGCCCTGCGCGGCGTCCGACTCGACGGATGCGTGATTGACGAGGTCGCCCAGATCAAGCCAGAGGTCTGGAACGACATCATCCAGCCCGCCCTCTCCGACCGCAAGGGCTGGGCCATGTTCATCGGCACGCCCGCAGGCATCAACCTGTTCAGCGAGCTGTTCTATCGCGCAGGCAGCCTGCCGGATTGGTATGCGGCCCGGTATACGGTCCACGACACCGACGCGCTCGACCTTGACGAGGTCGCTCGCCTTCAGCGCGACATGCCCGAGCAGGCGTTCGCACGCGAGTACCTGTGCGACTTCAGCGCCGCGGGCGATGACCAGCTCATCAGCCTGTCCGACGCCGACAACGCCGCCGAGCGCGAGTACCAGGACGGCGACGTGATCGACGCCCCGCTCGTCATCGGCGTGGACCCGGCACGGTTCGGGGATGACCGCAGCGCCATCGTCCTGCGGCAGGGGCTCCGCATGGAGAACCCGCGAATCTATACGGGCATCGACAACATGGCACTGGCGGCGGCCGTCGCCAACGTCATCGAGGAGCGCGACCCGGACGCCGTGTTCATCGACGCGGGCGCCGGCGCGGGCGTGATCGACCGCCTGCGCCAACTTGGCTACGAGGTCACCGAGGTTCCGTTCGGCGGCAAGGCCACCTTCCCGAACCTGTTCGTGAACAAGCGCACCGAGATGTGGTGGGCCATCAAGGAATGGATCGACCAAGGCGGCTCGATCCCCGACCGCACCGACCTGAAGCAGGAACTGTCCACCCCGCTGTACTGGTACGACAACGTGGGTAAGCGCGTCCTCGAGTCCAAGGACGAGGTCAAGAAGCGCCTGCAAGGCGGCGGCAGCCCCGACATCGCCGACGCGCTCGCGCTCACGTTCGCCTACCCGGTCGCCAAGATGCTGCCTCGAGAGGTGCGCGAGAAGCTGTCGCCGCGCCGCGAGGATCACGACCCATACGAGGACATGTGAGTACCCGTAACGACTAGCGCGAGGAATACAGTCATGCCCGTCAGGCCCGCAACAACCGATGACCTCGACACCATTTCCGACATGGGGTTGAGGTTCATGGGCCGTACCCGTTACGCCGCCACCATCTCCCCGAGCCGCGATGAAATCAAGCACGCATTCGCAGGGATTCTGGTCAATGGCCGCATCTGGGTGGCGGAGATTGACGGCGTGGTTCATGGGTTCATCGCATGCATCATGCAAGGCGCATGGTTCGCACCGAACATCCGCATCGCCCTCGAGGCCGCATGGTGGATGGACGAAGATTTCAGGGGACGGCCTGAAGGCGTGCGCCTCCTGCTCGCGTTTGAGCGGTGGGCCAAAGAAGAGAAAGCCGACGCCGTCTGCATGTCGGACATCGTCATCGAAGGGAACACCGCAGCAGCGTCGATCCTCGAGCGGCTCGGCTACGCGGTGAGCGAACGCACATTCTTCAAGGCAACACCATGTACGACCACAGCATCAGAAAGACCCGCGACCTGACCGCACGCCATGAGCGGCAGTTCATCATTTCGGCCATCGGCTCGGCGCTCGCCTCCATCGGCGCGGGCCTCGGTGCCGCAGCAGGCGCGGTCGGCCTTGGCGCAGGCGGTGCAGCCGGCGCCGCAGGAGGCATCGGCGCGGCCATCGGCTCGGCTTTGCCCGCCATTGGCGCCGCCGCGGCCGCCGCCGGCACCGGGTACGCGATCTCCGCAGGCGAGAGCGGCAAGCGCGCCCAGCAGCAGGCCATGACCCAGCAGCGGAAGGCGCAGGACGCCGCCGCAGCGCAGGCCCGCTCGCAGCAGCGCCGCAGCCAGCAGGCGATGGCCGCAGCCAACCGCGCCGAGCCCGATGTCGCCGGGATCATGGGACGCGCCGCGGCCGAAGGCGCCGGCGGCCCAGTTAGCACCATGCTCACCGGGCCGATGGGCGTGAACCCGCAGGATCTCCAGCTCGGGCGCTCGTCGCTCCTCGGAGGGTGACGTGAGCCAGTACACCGGAGACGCATCCTCGTACCCCAACGCGCCCACGCGGGATCGGCTGTTCACCCGCTGGGGCCAGCTCAAGAGCGAGCGCGCCTCCTGGTACGCACACTGGCAGGAACTCACGTCGTACATCCTGCCGCGCAACGGCCGCTACTTCGTGCAGGACCGCAACCGCGGCTACCGCCGGCACAACAACATCTACGACAACACCGGGACGCGGGCGCTCCGCACGCTCGGCGCTGGCATGATGTCGGGAGCAACGAGCCCCGCACGCCAGTGGTTCCGGCTCGCCACGCCCGACCCCGAGCTGAACTCGTTCACGCCCGTGAAGTTGTGGCTTGATGACGTGACCAAGCGCATGCAGCGCGTGTTCCAGAAGTCGAACACCTACCGCAGCCTGCACCAGATGTACGAGGAACTGGGCACGTTTGGAACGTCAGCGAGCATCATGCTCCCGGACTTCCAGGACGTGATCCACCACTACCCGCTGACGTGCGGCGAGTACTGCATTTCGACCGACGCCAAGGGCCGCGTCTGCACGCTGTACCGCGAGTTCGACATGACCGTCTCGCAGATGGTCAAGGAGTTCGGGCTCGAGAACTGCTCCGTGAGCGTGCAGAACATGTACCGCACGGGCAGCCTCGACCAGTGGGTGCCAGTCATCCATGCCATCGAGCCGCGGGCCGACCGCGACATCGGCAAGCGCGACAGCAAGAACATGCCGTTCGGGTCGTGGTACTTCGAGGTCGGCGGCGAGGACGGGCAGTTCCTGCGCGAGAGCGGGTTCATGCAGTTCCCGGCGCTCTGCCCGCGCTGGTCCGTGGTCGGCGGCGACATCTACGGGAACAGCCCCGGCATGGAGGCGCTCGGCGACATCAAGCAGCTCCAGCACGAGCAGCTCCGCAAGGCGCAGGCCATCGACTACCAGACCAAGCCGCCGCTCCAGGTGCCGGCCGCCATGAAGAACCGCGACGTGGAAACGCTCCCGGGCGGGATCTCGTACTACGACGGCGCATCGAACGGGATCAAGACCGCGTTCGAGGTGAACCTGAACCTCCAGTACCTGCTGAACGACATCGTGGACTGCCGCGAGCGCGTCCGCGGCGCGTTCTACGCCGACCTGTTCCTGATGCTGGCGAACATGCCGAACACGCGCATGACCGCCACCGAGGTCGCCGAGCGCCACGAGGAGAAGCTCATCATGCTCGGGCCCGTGCTCGAGCGCCTGCACAATGAGCTGCTTTCCCCGCTCGTGGACATGACGTTCACGCGCATGCTCACGGCCGGCCTGATCCCGCCCGCCCCGCAGGAATTGCAGGGCATGGACCTGAACATCGAGTTCGTCAGCATGCTCGCGCAGGCGCAGCGCGCCATCGGCACCAACGCCGTGGACCGCTTCGTCGGCAACCTCGGCGCCATCGCGCAGATGAAGCCCGACATCCTCGACAAGTTCGACCAGGATCAGTGGGCCGACATCTACGCCGACATGCTCGGCGTGGACCCGTCGCTCATCGTGGCCGACAAGGACGTGGCCCTCCTGCGCGACGCCCGCAACCGGGCGCTCGCCGCCAAGGAGCAGGCCGCCGTCATGCAGCAGCAGTCGCAGACGGTCAAGAACATGGCGCAGGCGCCCACGCAGGGACAGAACGCGCTCACCGACGTGGTGAACATGTTCAGCGGCTACAACTCGCCTTCCGCAGTGGAGATTTGACATGGCATACCTGAAGAACAGCAGCCCGTTCCTGTACGACACCGTCACCAACGGGATCGTCGGCGTCCGCAGCGACGTTGGCAATCACTATTTCCAGACCGGGATCTACGAGCCGGCGTCGTTCAAGCAGGCTCCTGGTTTGTCCATCGCGGCAGCGGCGGCCACGTTCACGGGCCTGACCTACGACGACGATGGCGGCAACGTGCGTTTGGTTAGCGCGGGAGTCCACGGCATCGCCGCCGGGTCGGTCGGGCACAGCGTGTACGTGACGTGGGCCGGGGGAACCGGGGTCAATGGGTTCTATCCGATTGTCACGCGGTCAGTTACGACCAGCCTGACTATTGCCCTGCCGTACGTGCTTGGCCTCGGGACGCCGACCGTGTCGTTGGTCAACTCGGACATCACGCTTGCCACGCAGACGATCCCCGCCGGCACGATCAACCCCGGGATGGTGTTGGAGTTTGACATGCTGTTCAGCTGCACGGGAAGTTCCAACAACAAGACGTTCAAGGCGAATCTCGGTTCGGCGGCGTGGTACTCGCAGACCGTTGCGGCAAGCATTCAAAGCCTGTGCGTTGAGAAGAAGGCATGCGTGCTGTCGGCCACCGACATCATCAGCAACGCGCTCGCTGCGCCCGGGCATGGCACCGCAACCGGCGCGAACGTCACCATGACCCCGTCCGGTGGCGTTGGCGCAGAGCAAAATCTCACCATCGTCGGCAGCCTTGCCAACGCCGGCGAGTTCCTGCGTCTTGAGGCGTGGGGTCTGAAGATCAACGGCTATTGATAGTACCCGTAAGCATTAGACGCAGGGATACAGTCCAACCGTGAGCACGTACGACCCCCTCGATCTGCGGGGACAAGAGCGCGACAAGGCCGAACGCGAGCTGCGTGAGCGACTGGAGCGGCAGAGCGAGGAGTCGGACATCAAGTGGCTCATGTCCAGCAAGCGTGGCCGTCGCATCGTGTGGCGGTTTCTGGACCAGGCGGGCGTGTTCCGAAGTTCCTTCAACACCAACGCGATGTCAATGGCATTCGCGGAGGGTGGACGGAACCAAGGGCTGCGGTTGCTCGCGATGGTCCACGAGCTCTGCCCGGAGCAGTACCCGGCAATGATGAAGGAACAATCCACCAATGACGGAACCAACGATGATGGAAGCGGCCGCAACGACCACTGAAGGCGCTTCCCCATCCTCGGTCCCCGATACGGTTGCGGCGACGGCCGACAAGCTGTACGGGGACACCAAGGCGACCGCGACCCAGGGCCAGCAAGCCGCCGATGCGGCCGCTGCTGGTAAGGAACCCGCGCCGGCCGACGCAGCCAAGACCGAGGCACCCGCCGAGGCCAAGGCAGCGCCGGAAACCTACGAGTTCAAGGCACCGGAGGGTCGAGCGTTCGACCCCGAGGTCATCGCCGAGTACTCGAAGGTGGCAAAGGAACTGAACCTGTCGCAGGAAGCCGCGCAGCGCGTCCTCGACACTGTTGGCCCCAAGCTGGCGGAACGTCAAGCGGCGCAGATTGAGGCCGTTCGCAACGGCTGGGCCGACAGCTCAAAGGCCGACAAGGAGTTCGGCGGCGAGAAGTTGTCGGAGAACCTCGGCGTCGCGAAGCGGGCGCTCGATCAGTTCGG